CAAAGAAACCCAAAGTCCAAAAGCAAACCCCTCGCGAAATATTCAACAACGCAAAGGTTGATTACCACGCAAAACGCGAGGCATTCAACAAGGCACGCGATGTTCTAACCGCAGCCAAGCTGGTGATGCTCAACGCACAAGCAGCACTACAAGCAGAGATTGCAGCGAGCAATGGAGTAGTGGAGACACAATCATGAACGCAGACACAATTGGCACCTGTCTCGGGTATGTGATCTATTCCGTTAGCGGATTGGTCATCGTCGCAGGCATCGTGGGGTATAGCTTGATGAACTGGAGAGGAGGAAAGCACAAGTGAAGCGCAGCCAAATAAATCTCTTTCTAAAAACAGACAGTTTGTGGAATAACAGTCCAGCGCTCTTGCGAGATGCTTTCGTTAAGCGCTGTCGTGGGTGTTTGTATGGTCGCGAGGAAACGCATATCCGATTCTTCTGGTTTCGCGCTGGTTGGACTGATGCACAAGTGTTGCATCTCGCATCAGCTATCGAGTCTGGAATGGTGCAGATGAAGGCGGAAGAAGTGCCGCAAGATATTGAGTTAGTGAAGGATTTAAGAGCAGCAGATTTGGAGTATTTGAAATGATCACCATCGAGCGCTGGAAAGAATATTGGTTGATCAAGTGCGACGGTGTTCCCGTAATGACTTGCGTAGTTTTTCCGATTTGGCTCTAGGGTAGGACGCGGACTACAATGATAGGTGCTAAAAAATCAAAGTCGCTAGGGGAACTCTCATGCCGCGAACACTATCACCGCGCGATCTCATCGTTCACGCGGATGCAATCACAGAGACAGCGGAGGATCTTAGAACATTGGCTTATCTCACGAGTCACGAACGGCTCAACAAAATCGCCGTTGAACTCGATGAACTGGCAGCAATACTACACGCTCAGGCGGTATCGACAGTCACTGATATTTAATCGGTGGCAAAAGCAAAGCGAGTCGGACGCTACCCATCAACCTGGGGAGAAGTCCTGCGTCTCCCTGGGGGTGAAGACAAAGCAACTACCCTAGGTGGAACCAATGGCATCAGGAAAAGTTATGCGCGATCCCAGTCAAAGAAGCGCAGGAATAACAAACCACGACGTTCTCAACGTGTTAAGAAAAACGTATCCCGTCAAAAACGGAATGCGTCTAAGAACAAACGGCGAGCCGTCAAAAAGAAACGCTAAGGCTGCGACGCTATGGACTTACATTCAATCGCGAGGCGAGTACGAGATTCACGAGACGGTTCTTGTGAGCAAAGAGACACGCTCCAGTGTTGCCTGGTCGCAGTTCTTTGCAAAGAAAGTTTTCAAGGGAACTGGACACAAGAACAAAGGATCGCCAGCGCAGCGTATGGGAATACTCGAAGGAGCTATCTTGCCTGGTGTGAATATGAAAACACGTCCGAGAGTTTTTGAACTGCGTGCGGTAATCGGATACGCCTTGCATGATAACCCACGCGCTATATATACCGCCCTACATCAGGGCAGGCATAAAGCCTAACGACAGAGGAGGACGATTGGACAGGATCATTTACGGTGGAGACACCGAGACGCATGTAGGACAACCCAACATGCTGCAATTTTATTCTGAGGATGTCACTTGTGATGATGTCTTCTTTGTCGATAGAAAGACTTCGCTCAAGCGCTTTATCAAGTGGTGCGATTCTCGCAAGCAAAAGGCGGAGCATATTGTCTACGTTCATAACTTAAGATTTGATCTGCCTGAGTTCCTATATGGAATTCACAGTAAACTGGTGGAGGAGTCCGGTGAGTTCAATTTCACGATAGGCGATTGGCGTTGCTCAGGAGTGTATGGAACTCCTACCTTTGCACGATTCACCAAGCATCGCTCCTCAACAATTATTTTAGTCGACTCGATGAGTTTCTTCCGTGAGTCATTGGCGGAAGTCGCCAAAATCGTTTGTCCTGATTTGCCTAAGCTGGCGCGTCCGCGCGATATCGGCAGCGTGCGAATCAATCCAAGGGATAAGAAGAAAATCGAGTATGCGCGTCGCGATGGTGTGATCACCTACCATGCAGGTAAAGCGATCAATGCCATACATGAAGAATTTGATTTGAAGCAGTGTCTCTCCATTGCTGATCTGGCAGCAAGAATTTTTCGCCATAAATTTCTCACCTACACGATTCCGCAACCTACCGATGAAATCATCAGCGCATCGCTTGATGCGTATCACGGTGGAAAGAACAATCTCACTGTCCCTGCCGGATGGTATATGGGAGTGACCGGACTTGATCTTAAAAGTGCTTATCCACGAGCAATGCATGACATGCCTGCGTTTGCGAACTCGAAACTGTACAAAAAGTATAGGTCTGCGAAAGCCGTCCGATCGGTTCCAGAGTATGGGATTTATTGCGTGTCCGGCACCATTCGAAAGTGTAAATGGCCTGCGTTGTTCGATCATGATTTCTCACCACTCGCAGGAGCATTCAGCGACGTTCACGTTCAAGGATTTGAATTAAATGAAGCGTTGCGATCTGGAGAGCTAAAGTTATCGCGCGTCAGCGGTTGGTATTACGACAGGGACAAAGATCATCAAGCGCCGGCGCTGCGGAACTTTGTGAAGGATTTCTACGCGCGTAAGGAGACTGAGAAGAACCCCGTTAAAAAATACATGTACAAAACGATTCCTAATAGTGTGTACGGCAAGTTCATTCAGACACGTAAAAAAGCGATGAAGACTTACTACAACATTGAGAGTGAGAAGACCACCGATTCAGCGGAAGTGATCGCAGGTGGAATGTTTCACCCGTTCATTGCCGCAGCGATCACCGCAGCACCGCGCTCCGAGATGCACCAGCATGAACACAAGTACAAAGCACTACACACCGCAACGGACAGTGTGTTTACGCAAAGCAAAGGTCCCTTTCCAAAAGCCACAGGAGCGCTTGGAAATTTCCAAAAGGATTGCGAGGGAGACCTGCTCTTGATTCGCAACAAACTCTACATTTTGTATGGCAAGGAGTCTGAGAAAACTTTTGCTAGCAAAGCCTTCTCTGGCAAGCACATTGTGAAGTATGCCAAGCATGGCTTTCAGGGAAGCGTCTACGATCTTGAGAGATTGGTTGCCACCAATCGACGCAAGTACACCGCGAATCATGTCAATCAATTGCGTGAGAGTTTAAAGCGTGGCTTGCAGGTGAATGAATTTGTAAAAAGAGAATTTACATTGAAGGTAGGACCAATAGGAGTCAACAAATGAAACAGCAATATTATCAGTTCAATGGATCACCATAATGATGCAGCAAATATACTGTACGACCGGAAAGCACAAGCTCGAACTCATCTTTGCCGAGCCTTGCAAGGATTGCGAAATCGAGCGATTGAGAGCGCAGTTATTCGAGGCGCGCAATCAGGTTGACCATTTGCACGACATTTTACGCGCCGAAACGTCCGCTGACGCAGGGAATCAAAAGCCATGACGGATTGGAAAGCAGCCTTCGACGAAGCATGCGGCGAGATCAAAATGCTTCACGCGCAGCCGTGTCACTGCAAATTCTGCTATGACGATGGCTGCGTGGATATTCTGGTAGATGGCAAGCCAGAGCGCACCGTCATGCCAGCGACGCCATCAGCGGAACAGTTACGCGAGATGGGCCTCAAGTTCAACGCAGTCACGTGTCCGCACTGCCGAGGTTCCGGCACGAGTGGCACCTTGTACGAGGATGGGAGCGACCGCCCATGCCAAGGCTGTGAAGGTAAAGGGCATCTCCGGGTGGACTATGGTTTCAGCGCAGGAGGAAAGCCATGAAAATAAAAATCTACCGCAAGCGCATCAATCGTCGCCGCAAGTGTCGCTGTGATGGGTGGTGGTTCCCTCATCGTAGAGGATCGCAGCCCGGAGCCGATTCCAAATTTACAGGGAGAGCAGGATGTTCACGCTAGCGAATGAACGTAGAGACAGATCCCATTGGCGAGACTATACGCTAGCCATTGTTGCGGTCTTGATGAGCCTGTTCATTGCTGCCGCCATAGGGGCTGGAGTCGCTTTTGTCTTGAGTACTGAGCGCATTCCAAAAGAGCAATGCCAGACCAGTCCAAGTCACTACGTCCAGCAGGAATTTAATGGTGCGAGGTAGTTGGCGGAGGCTCATGATAGAAACATCGCTTGTTCTGCGAGCCGTCGACGCTGCAAGCCTGCACTCACGACACCATCAACGTGATCCCACTTAGGAAATTCCTCGGCGGCAGCCGCATAATTTCCCGCATCGAGCAACGCGCGCAGCGTGGAATGCGCTTCTGCCGTCGCTCCATCGTTGAAAGTAAAACTTACCAAAGCATCGAATTGGTTTTGCGATAACGGCACGCTGATATTTTGATTCACCGTGTTGACTGCAATCACGCAGTCTTCGAGAAGCCAGACTTGCGCAAGCGATGCAGTGCAGACAGTGGTCGCGGTGACTCCACGAGTGTGACCATAGCCGCATGTCCAAATTCCTCTTTCATCTTGATAGGAGACGCTTCGAAATTCTTCGAATCCTTTGATGAAGTTGATTCCGTTGAGGCTTAAATTCATTTTGCGCTTTCCTTTATTGCGAGGGACCACAAGTCGCTGCTGTCGGTAGCGTTGAGCATACCAGCGTATGCAAGGTCTTGCACGATGGTCCCGATGTCAATCGTTGGTCTAGTTCCGCCTTGCACGCTTGGATCAACTGCGCGGAGGGGAAGCGCTGCGGGTTGAGTTCCTGCGGGGGTGGTGTTCGCTCGCAAGCAATCGAGCGCGCTGCGCACGATGATAGGAACGGGACTAGGAGTAGAGCTAACAATAGCAGCCAATTGTTTTTGTAGAGTGCTGATAGTTTCTTTTGAAGCATCGTTATCCTTTTGTGATTGTACCAGCGCTGCGGTCTTGTCGTTACTATAACACTCCACGGTAGCCTGGTGTCTTTCGTAGAGGATGAGTCCAGTAATGACCACCAGGAGCGCGGCATAAATCTCAAGCCTTATCTCTAGACTGGTCATGGTTCACCTGGATGAGAGTGCGACGCACGTTATCAAGAAATGAGATGATTGCCATCGAAGCCACGATGGAATGACGCGAGGCTGCGGGAAAATAAACTTCCATCTCTCCCCAGGAAATTTGCAGCACGGTGGAGAGTCCTACCAGGTATGCAAAATAAATTTGCACATGGCTGTGTAGCTCTTTGAAGATCAACCACCAACTACGTGGAGGCAGAGGCGTGCTGTCGTTCATGCTTCTCTCTTGACGCGGCGCTCTTGCGCGCCATCGCTTCAACCCCATATTTTTTATCACCCGCCGATGCAGCGATGTTCTCGGCGGATTTTTCCGAGTAGCCTTCCTTGCGCAGCTTTGCCACGAATTTTGCAAACTTGCTCATGCGATCGCTCCTTTCGCGATTTGAATCACGGTGTTTTTCTGATAGCTCATCAACGCGCCGACACTCAACACAATGCCAACGATCACGAGTCCGACGTTGGGCAACCATGAGGAGCCTAAGCCACCACTGCCGCTTGCTGTATCGAACAAGCTAAAAGGTTTTGCAAGTGCCTGTGCCCAGGATAAAGGAATGGAAGTGCCTGTTTCGGGAGTCTGTGTTGTGGTTGGTTGCGCAGCACCCATCACCGCGCCGACATCCGCGACGCTCACGCTGCACCAGGCGGTGGCTGCGCCACGGCAGTGTCAGCATTGGACGTTGCATGTTTTTTAGACAACCCTTGAATCTCAGACAAGAAACGCTGATGCTCAATCAGCATGCCGACTGCAACACCAAACACCAGTAAGAGAGAGGCTTTGAGAGTTTCGTTCATAGCTGCATTCCTTGCGCGACTCCCACAAAACCAAAAAGTGGGATGTAAGAATCATTGAGCATCGAGGCATACGGATTATCGACGTTCAACGTCAAGTCCGCATTGCTCGCAGGTTCATACGCAGTAGGATCTGCGGTATAAACATTGTCCATAGGTGCGCCATAGGGAATGGGAAATCCTTCTTGTGATGGAGTGGTGGCTGCGGGAATCGCGGCCGGCTGATTGCGTCTCATCACCCACCACAGCAAGAAAATAACTCCTGCCGTGGCTGCGATGTAGACAGCGTCTTTTCCTTCTGTACTCATTTCCATTGGATTCTCCTAAATCAAAGCAATAGCGGCAATGGTGCCGATGGTGCCTATTTCAGAATTGCGTTGATTGTTCTGCGACGTAGATGCTTGGAAAGCAGATTGAGAAACCGCAGCCGATGCTTGCTCACTGGTCGAAAGATTCGATCCCAACGAGTTCACCGCTTGCACGCTGCCGGAATTGGCTACCGCATTTCCAAAGGAGGCATAGGGCAGATTGCTTGCCGCCAGTACCGCGCCTGCTCCTTGGATGATTCCCGCGCTTGCAGAATCCGCAGCCGCAGCCACTTGCGCCGCACCCAACAAAGCCGCTTGATTCTGTGTCGTGGCGGCATTGATCGCCGCAACGGGAATCGCTGCGTTACTGGTGTTGATGGTGCTGATGGCTTGACCAATCGCCTGCACGGCTTGAATTTCATTGGTCTGCTGTGTCGCGTTGATACTAGCATTCAACTGTGCTGTCGCATTGTTTGCCGCGTCCGATTCTTGCTGCGCTTGAATCGCCGTCTGCGCCGCTGATGCGTTTGCGGAATCGCTCTCTTGTTGCTGTGCTTGCTCCACCGAATAAGGAACACCAGTAGCAGGATCTATGCTCGCATCGGTGGCACTCGATGAGCTCGCAGAGGAAGACTTGAGTTCATAGACCACAATCAAAAAGAGAACGACTCCTCCTAGCGCGAACGGAAGAATCTTTTTGTACTTCTCTGGAATTTCCATGACTCATGCCTCCTGTTCGACGCGATAGAGAGCCGCTGAGTACAGATCAAAAGCGCGCTTGTTGTCGCCACGCTCAATCGCTTCACAGGCGGGAGCAATGTATCTCACATACAAAAAATCAAGAAAATCTTTTGCATCGGCTCGTGCTTTGATTTTCGCCACGAGTGAAGGAGCGCTCTTGTAGTAGAGTCCTACCAAAGTTTTGCGCGCTTCACTCTCTTGCATGTAGCCGTCGCGAAATTTTCGAAGCGTGGTCAATGTCGGACCATCATCCGGCTCACCGCGCGCTTCACACACCGCAGTCGTCACATAGCATCCGCCTCCACTGGAGGCTGCTTTCGCACTCGCGGTAGAGGAGGCGATACTCGCTTGCGCGGTTTGTGATTCAGCCTGAACGGCTTGACTCCCCAAAGAATAATTCTGCGCGCTCAACGTGCCAAACATTGTCGGCAGCACTTGCGTGTTGAAATCCTCCTGCGTTGCCGCCATGTTGAGAACAGGATTTGCAAAGCCACTCAAGAAATTTTGCGATCCCACAATCGTATTACCCACCAACGCAGAATCCGCATTGAAAGAGTTACCCAAAAAATTGTAAGCCTGATTAGTGAGTTCTCCTGTCGTGGGTCCCATATCGTAATTGACATTCACTCCTCCTAAGTTCATGGAGAGAACGTTCGAGCCTGCGCCGGGTCCGCCTCCTGAAGTTCCGCCAATCGGCGCGGTAGGCGACATGAAAGTAGACGGTGAGGCAATGCCACCATTGGCACCACTGCCAACGGCTCCTACTGGTTGTGACAATATCATAATCAGTTTCCTCCGAATGGCGTGCGATTGAGTCCAGGCATGATAGTGTTATAACCTACGCTTTGCGGCGACATCTGGTTATTAAACACTGGAGCCGTGTAGCCCAACTGAAAGAGAGGCATCGCGCCCAGTCCCATCAGCGACCACGCGTATTGTGCAGGCCACGGTTTGGGAAGATTGGCTTCTACTTCGTGAATTGAGGAGAAGCGCGGACCGCTGGAGTCTCCAGGTTCTTGCACCTGATTCCCAGGCCAAACCCAAGGAGGCTGATACCCCAGTGAATCGTAAAAGGTTCGCGTAACAGTCGGCGGAGCGAACTTGCCGCGTTGTCTCATTGCCATTAGATAAGACTCGATGAATTGGCGCCACCCATCGCAACGCCGAGCACATTGGCAAAACCACTGGAGGCTGCACCGATCACCTGTCCTGTTTGATTTTTCTGCGAAACTAAAACAGTGAGGATAGCAACACCGATAATCGCCATTGCCACCGAAGTTACATCGCGCATGATGTCGTTCATTTCAAAATTCCTTATGGGGGTAATTGTACGTTGGAAGGCAAAATCTGATTGATCTGCGTTGCTACCTTCGCGTAGTTGCGCAGGAAAAAAGTCAAAGCAGCGAGTCCGATAAAAGGCTTCACCATTGGCTTTAGCGTGTCGCTTGAATACGCGGCACGAAGCACTAGAATAGCCAGTATCCACGGTATGAAATTTTTCCCATCTGATTGCACTTGCGAAGTCAATTTGCCTGCGTTGCCGTGAATGCCAACGAAAACAAAATACAATCCGTACAATCCGATGAGTCCGTAAGCCATGATGAAGTTCTCCTTACGCTATCGGCGCGATGTTCTGCACGCTGGTTTGCACACCACTTGCTTGAGTGCCTGCTGTGACAGGAGCCGCACTCACCAGCGATGTATACGCGGTGAGTCTCCCGTTCACCATCAGGTAAAAAGGAAAGGCGAGCAAGAGAACAGCAAATGTGTTCACGCTGACACCATTCCTTCGATGGTGATTTTGTGTGCGCCGATGATCAACACGAGCGCGACAATGAAAGCGATTTCCCAGAATGTCTGCGACTGCATCAGTCCTGAGAGACCACCACTACTCATACCGTTGGGATTCATTTTCGATTCTCCTGTTTTTAAGAAAGCGCGTTCAAGAGTCGCGCCCCTCTCTCAAATGCAGCGACTAAAAAGTCGCTTTAGCCCTGGATGACACCAGGCAATGGAGTTCCAGACAGATAGAACGATTCAAACTGCGAATTGAAGTAGGGCGTTCCAATAGCCGACTGCACGCTCACCGTATTGATGGTGAACTGCGACTGCACGTTGCCATATAGTTGCGTTGTGATCGGCTGTCTGCGCGCACTCAAGAAGTACACACCCGACGGCAGATCGACACCCAAGTGATAGCGCTGATGCATGCGAATCAACGCAGGCGTTAGCTGTCTCACGTTGGTGTTGCCGTTGATGAGCAACGTCAAGAGATTCATATCAACTTCATTCAGCACGCTTCCCAATGAAGTCGTATTCGCCGGATTGTCGAAGATATGCAGTGCGGAAAGAATCGCGCGATTGTTGGGCCAGTTAACAAACTTGTTGGCACCCGCGACAATGTTGCTGCTGTCAGTCAAATTGCCGACAATCTCGTAGATCGTTCCTAAGTCGATCATGGGAAGATTGTTAGGTGACACTCCCGCCTGAGGCATCAGGTAATGCTGGTACGTGTCGACAATGATAAACGCCGTCGACCAGGGAGCAACCGCGCCGCCGGTATTTCCCAGTGTGAACGTTGCGGTACTCGCCGCAACTTCAATCGGTGTCGTGAGAGGATCACCCGTGGTGCCAAAGAGCGCATTGGCAAACGTCAGATTGATGTAATGCTCACCGCGATCCGTTTGCGCCAGGATAGCGCCGCGCAGATCGCTGGTGGGATCGTACGCGAGCGGAACATAGAGCGAGAAGAAAATCAAACCAGACGCAGGCCAATCGGCTGTCTTCAACACGAACGCACCCGTGGCTGCATTCATCACTCCTAGGATATTCGCGTTGATACCCGTTTCAGAAGTGATGTAGCCTTCCATTGCATGTGCGTTGTTGGGTAGCTTTCCACCGCGCAAAGCATTCAACGCATGCAGTTGCCACCCGTTAGTATTCACATGCTTGACGCCTGCGAAATCCGTATAAGTCACATTTTGAATGATGTTATATGGAAAAAATTGCGTCATCTGTGTTCCCATCACAATCGCTTGCGCGGCTGCATTGGAGGTAAAGGGAACTTGAAAGAGCATCGTCACACCTGTTACTACTCCAGTGCGATCCAAGGGAACTCTCACCGTTGCCCCTAGAACATTCGACGCTCCGAGACTGGATGAAGACTGCAAGCGCTTCGTGAATGCGAGTCCTGTGCCAATCAAGGAATTGCGAGCCATCATGTTCATTTGCGCTGGCGTCATGCGCGGTGCTGCTGCGGCTGCCATCGAGAGAATGATTGCTCCTGTGTGATGATCTCCCAGTGTGATAAGGAATAGTGCTGTGAGTAGAATGCCAAAAATCGACCAAGCTAACTTAAACATTAAAAATCTCCCCTGCTATTGAGCGAGTACTGATAAGTGCTTTGGACAGGCACTTAAGACTGTGCGGCCTGCTGGCCTTTCATCGTTGCGGAAAATTGCGCAATACCTGCGGCTGCCAGTAGCTTATTGAACACAAACACCGCGCCGAAAGTAATGATCGCAATTTTCAAATAGTCCATTGGATTATTCAAGAATGCTCTCCTTCGAAAATCGCTTTAAGCGCAGCTACCAGGGCTGCGCGCTTAGCGGCTGAAAATAACAACGTTGGATGAAGCAGATCCTCTACTTGTTTGTAGAGTTCTTCCTTTGTCGGCAGTGTTGCCGTTGGTGTTGCTGTTGGTGTTGCTGCGGATGTAACTGTCTCGTTCATGCGGCAAACCTCTGCAAGTTCGCCATCGTGAGAGCCTTGTTAATGGCCCAGACACCCACGAAGCCTACGAGCGCGATAGTGATCACGTTCGCGAAATCAATACGAATGTTACCCATGCGAAAACTCCTTCAATTGTAACGGTGGAACTGGAGCGTATAAAGAAATCGTGTCTCGTTGAACGTCATAGCATAACCAGCGATGATCACGCACCCGATCCAAAAAATGCGCGTCGCCTGTTGCCTCATACAGTCTTGCTCGATCCTCCTCTAGTGTTAGATCCATTTCACAAAGCAGATCACTTTCAGAAAACAAAAAGCGACTGATCCAAGCCGGCCTTTGTGTCAATCCTAAAAACGATTGTTGATACTCTCTCCCGCGTGTAAGCCACCCTGTTAATCCAGAGCCTGCACGCCCGCCACCCGAGTGCAACGTATAGAGTTCATCCGCGCACAAAGCGATGTTGTGTAAAGCGCTGTGCAGCCATGCAATGATACCGTCCATGTAATCGCTTTCGGCTTCCGCGCCAGAGAGTTCCAAAATAACGAACTTAAATCGCTTGATGTCTCGCGCAATATTTTTCGGCTCAAACGATCTATGCACGATGGAATAAGGCATTTCTCTATAGAGCGCTGTATGCTTTGGATTCAAGATCACCCAATGCTGACGCGAGCGAGACAAAAACCACGCTGCTAGCGTAGTCTTTCCAGATCCCGTGCGGCCTGCAATCAGGCATCGCTTACCGGGTTCAATTTGCGGTAGCGGAGGGGACATCTGCTATCACTGTTCCATCGGGTTGTGCGTGACCGTTTGATTGTGCTTGTTGCTGCGATTGTGTACGCAGTTTCTGAATGACGTAGATTCGCGGGCCATACACCATGCATGCGACTGCTATCAGATTAAACGTCACACCGGCTTTCCCTCCTCCTAGGTCGATATCGTATTCTTTCGCCACCGCTGACACAGCATCTGCCAATAGCTTGGCTTCCGTATCATCGAGTTCAAGAAGGGGTTTACCGTTAATCGTGACAGGTAATATTTTTGCCGCGAGTGCGTGAATCCCTTTCAACTGTTTGGCGAATACGTCTGAGTCGATTCCTTTCGCGCGACGTTTTCGCGTTGAAGGTTCTTCTGGTTGTGCATCAGGATTAACGGGTGTCTCACTCAACGGTGTTGCCCCTGTCGTGGGTGTTCGAGGAGCAAAGGGTCTGCCTCTCCTTTTACGCGTAGGTTGTGTATCGGGTTTTGGTTCATTCGCTCCTGGTGTGACGATAGGAGCGCTTGCTGTATTTGCTTGGGGTTCCATGATTGATCCTTCGATGGTGACGATTTATAAATCTAGATAAGGAATCTTTTCTTTTTAGCTGAGGGAACTTCCTCCGGGGATGCTGGTGATTCTTCCGGCACTGGAGTTTCTGTAAGATCACCTACGGGTGCAGGTATTTCCTCAATGGGTGCAGGGGGTGCGGGTGTTTCTGTTTCCACAATAGTCTCCTCAATGGGTGCAACTTCTTCAATCACTTCTGCGGCTGCCTCAGTTGCGACGGCTGCTGCTGCTATAGCTTCACTCGCTGCCAGTGTTGCTGCGTCTGCTAATTCTTGCGCTTCTGATTCATCAATCTCTGCAAGCCATTCCATGAGAAGCATATGCGATCCCTCGATGCGAGTGATTTGCGATTTCAATTCGCTCACTTCTGTTTTAAGAACGCGATTCTCATCTCGCAATTCAGTGAGCAAAACTTTTGCTTCTTGAATGAAGGCTGTTATTTGCTTCCCGTATGTTTCGAACATTTCAAACATGATTCTTCTCTCCTACGCGGGAATGGTGCTAGCACCAATGGTGCCTGTGATTGATCCTGTGCCAGCAACGATAGTCGAACTCACGCGCCAGATTGAAGGGATTGTATCGTTTGCCGTGAGATTCGCCGCAGGAATCAAACCTGGATAGATATCTAATACTGTAGTTCCAACTGCGGCAAGTGCTGTGGATTGCAAAATGGTATAGTAGACACCACTCGTTTTATCCTTACCTTGCACAGTCACTTGGATTGTTGGAGCGCCAGCATTCAGGGAAGTGATATTAATCACTACTTTGACGCCTACCGCATAATTATTAATTTGATCAAGGCTTGTTGTAGTTCCTGCTCCTTGTGCCGTGAATGACTGCAACGGTAATCCTGTATCGACATTTACAGGTTGTGTCGTTACCGATCCAATGCTACCGCTAGGATTCGTTTGAAATGGCAATACAGGGAAGTCTACAAAGATCAACGTAGCCTGTCCTCCACCACTCGAAACATTCATCGTCTGCCCAGATGGTGCAGGGAAAGGTATCATCATCTGGACATTTGCTGGACAAGTCACATTCCAATTAACTGGTTGAACATTAATCGTGAGTGGTTGAGCATTCAAAGTATTATCAATAAAAACGCCTTGAGGCTGAAACGGAAAACTGCTCTCTGAGAATTGCCTCCAATCAAGGAACGTAGGTTGCACAGGCCACGCTTGTGAAATTGGAACTGCATGAGTGCTGCCCGATGAAGGCACAAGATAATTTGTCGTGTTCTGTGCTTGTACCGCAGTAAGATCCATGAGAACTCCTTAAGCTTTGTATCTACCAGTGAGAGAAATCGGGCGCGTCTGATTCAAACTGTGATAATAATGAGCGGTATCCCAAGGGAAAATTATAGCGGGTAATTGAAATGCTAAATAAGAAATGGAAAGGAAACCATCACCGCCTCTACCACCTTGACCACCAACTAAATTATTATTGGTAGGGATAGGACTAGCAATATTGCCTCCTCCGCCTCCACCACCACCAGGTGTAATACCGTCTCCTCCTTTTCCAGCAATCAACGTTGCACCAGATCCCAATGGAGACGGCAAATAAAACGTTGCACCAGCTCCAGCGCCAAAAGATGCAGCATTAGTCAATTGATTAAGCAATCCTAAACTACCTAAAACGCCTTTAGCGCTTGTACCACCAGGCCAATAGAACCCTCCGCCAGGTTGAGGATTTCCGCCATTGCCTCCACCATTAGCGCCGCTGCCTGTAGCTAAATCATTTGGCCCACCAAAATGACCAGGAGAACCCATCACAGCACCAACGGTTGTGTTTTGTGTAGCACCATTACTAATAACTTGATTTATTTGACCCCCAATTAATACACCTGATGGAGTTCCACCTGCACCACCGAATGTAATTTGTCCTGTTGTTGCAACTAGCGTATTACC